TTATTCTTCCTCCCCTTCAGTCCCGTACTCTACATCCAACAATCTAACCTCAAGCTCTAAACTCGTCGTAAAGCCACTATTACTCAGAGAGTGCAAAACCTTCGTGATTGTCCATGACTGCTCGTCTATGACGCGCTTAAAGCCTGAAACCTGCACAGGTGTCTCTGGGTAGAGGTCGGCGCGTCCTGTCGCAAGCCTGATTGAAAACTCAGCAACACCACGTTGCAGTTTGTCCCATTTGGCCTGGGCGGCTCGCATGGCCTGCGATTTGGTTGAAAAAATTGTCGTTAGGGCAAACACGTTGTCATCCTCGCCGACCATATATTCACCCTCCCTGGCATCCGGCATCTTCACAGTTTTTTTCTTCGTTACCGGTTTGGCTTTGGGGTGCTGTAGCGCGCGTAAATGCTGCTCTTTAGGTTTGCGTTTTAACGCAACCTTTTGTTTTTGTGGCTTCGGGTCTTTGGTGTGCAACCACTTTGCCGTAACGCCGGTATATGCCCCACGGTCAGCAATGGAAAACTGATGGCGGTCGCCATCGCTGCGGGTGATCGCGACCTGCGGAATGGCTTTTCCGCTGGCTGTAACCCCACGACCGGCTTTGAGGAACAGCAACTTTCCCGCTTTTACCGAAACCTCACCGCCGTTTAGCTCGGCGAGCCGTGTCAAAAATTTGGCATCCGATTCCTGTGACTGGTCGATATGCGGAATTTTTATTCCGGCCAGCTCCGGTATAACGCTCGACGTCAGTTTGTTACGTGTCGCTATCGCTGCCACGATTTCGCCGAGCGTCTTGTCATGCCAGGACTCTTCCCGACGCGAGTTAAGCGTTCCCCGAAAATCGGCGCTTCGGGCGCGGATTGTCACCGTATCTGGCGCGCCATGATGTTCAACCTCATCGACGGTAAAACTTCCCTTACCAATCAACGCAAAGCCTTTCCACCCGAGGTAAAACGTCAGTACCGCACCCCGTAACGGCAACTCGACCAGACCGTCAGCATCATCAAGCTCGATGTCGAGCTGGTCTGCCTCGAATCCGCGATTGTCTGTCATGGTCAGACTCATCAACCGATTACTGATGTTGCCGGTAATATCTTTGCTGTCGAGCATCAGCATAAAATCGGGCGTCAGTACGCCACCCGCATTCAGATTTAGCATATCCAGCATCAGCTAATCCCCACCATGCCGGCCACTGACGACGCCATATTTCCCGCCTTGCCAATCAGTGATTTTGCATGTTCGCCGATATCGCCATACAGCGCCGCAAGGGATTCATCCACGCGGGTGAGCGTCAGAGTAAAATCAATTTTGCGCGCCGTTCCGTCAGCAAAAAACAGGCTTCCTGTCTCGCTGATATTATTGATGACATACATACCGTAAATCGTGCCGGTACCATCCAGTAACGGCCAGGCGCGCCCCTCGTCAGCCATTAAACGAATGACCGTCATCGTCAACTTTCCGCCGGTGAGCTCCGGGTACAACACACCGGCCAGGGTAATTTTTTCATCCCCCGGCCCCAGATACTGGAAAGAATCCCGCTTACCTACGCGGGAGTTTGATGGCCACCGATATTCGGCGTCGCGTTGCATCGTCTGGTGTGGCAATGTCTGGCGCATAAAAACAAACATACCGAGTGCGAGCATCATTTTTCGTTACCTCCTATCCGTCGTGGTTCATGCTGGCACGCTGGCGGGCGCGTTTTTCACGCTCAAATTTTTCGAGCGCATCCTGTAGCTGGCGATCGAGCTGCGTACCGCTGCCGCCCCCCTGAACGTCGATGTGATATTCGTTTTTACTTTGGTCTATATAAGAACGTCCCGCCGGTGCGGTGACGGGGTGATATGCCTGATAGCCACCGTAAGTGCCGGTTGCCGGAATATAAGAGTTACCCTGCGTGGCTGCGTTCGCTTTTGCGGCAGTCTGGTCAAGCGTGCTGGACTCTTTATTAATAATGCCGAGTTTCTCAAGCACCCAATCAATACCGCTGCGCAGCTTATTAAATGCCGTCAGCGGCAGCGTTAAGGCATCCGCCAGCCGTTGACCTAACAACACACCGGCATCACGAAAACTGTTTAAGGTTTCCTGCGATGACTTGACCGGCACAATCAGGTTGTTAAACCAGTCCCACGCGGCTTTCAGTTTTCCGCCCAGCCAGTCAAACATCGGTTTAAGCGGCGCAAACAGTTCAGCTACTGGCGCAAATGCGGCCCGCATCCCTTCAATCACTCCGCCGAAAAATTCGCTAATGGGCTCCCAATATTTACGGATGAGCAATGCCCCGGCGACAATCGCAGCCACAACAGCGACAACCGGCCAGGAAATCGCACCAATAGCGGTAATGATGCCTCCGGCCACCGTTGTAAATACGGTACCGAGCGCCGTCGCAGCGGCGATGATGGCATTAACTCCCGTTATCACCGGCCAGGCAATCAGCCCAATGGCCCCAATCATACCCACCACGCCAAGCGCCACGGCGGTAATCACCCCCAGCGTCTGCGCTAGCTCTTTATTTCGCTGGATCCACTTATCAAGTTTGAGCACGTAGCCGGTCGCAGTCTGCACCAGTTTGCGTAATGAGGATTCCTGCTGGTCAAACAGGTCGGTGCCAACAGCCTCATACGCAGACTGAAACTCTTTGAAGTCGCCGCCGAGGTTATCCTGCATGACGTTAACCAGCTCCTCGGTCTTGCCGTCCGAGGCTTTAAATGCCGCCGTCAGCTTATCGAGTTTCCCGCTGGCCGCAGCGTCTAACAGGGCATTAGACGATTTCAGCGCTTCCTCACCGAATATCGTTTTCAGGTATTCGCCTGTCTGACTTGTTCCGAGCTTATTCTTTTTAAAACTGGCCTGGATTTCTTTCAGAATGGTAAACACGGGCCGCATGTTGCCCTCGCTATCTGCCGTCTTAACCCCCAGCTCTTTTAATGCCGCCCATGCCCTACCTGTTGGGGCCTGTAACCGGCTGACGACAGCGCTGCTCCCGGTACCGGCCATCGATCCCGTGATATTGTTATCATGAAGCACACCCGTCATGGCGGCGGCCTCTTCGAGGCTTACTCCCGCAGCTTTGGCAACTGGGGCCAGATAGGTTAAGGCGTCGCTTAATCCCTGAAAATCGGCCGCTGATTTATTCATCGTTGCTGAAAGCACATCGCCGATATGGGCTACACGGTCATTTGAAAGCTGAAAAGCGTTTTTGGTACCGAGCAAAAGCTGCGCGTTCTCTTCCATCGTCCGCCGGTTAGCGAGCGCCATATTCAGCGTGACGGGGGTCGCAGCCTGGATTGCTGCCGCATCGCCGCCCGCTTTCGCGATGATAATCTGAGCGCCTGCCGCATCATCAGCAGAGGCGGCAGTATTGTCGCCCAGCAGGCGGGCCTGCTTTCGCAGTGCCATCATTTCGGCTGATTCTTTCGCCACGCCGAGCACGGCCTGTAACTCGGAGTTTTTTTGCGCAAAATCATATCCCGGCTTCATAAGCGCCACACCGGCCAGCGTTCCGGTCGTTGCCATACCAACACCTACGGCCCCCATTGCCGCCGCGTTTCCGGCCAGCTCTTTACCGGCCTGATATCGCTGCTTAACCGCGTTGAGCTTTGCCTGTTGCGCGCTGACGCGCGCCAGTGCTTCACGCTGGCGATTGAGCTGCGCCGTCGTTTCGCTGATGCTGGTTTTTAACCGGCGCTCGTCTGCCGCCAGGGTGCGGGTATTGATTCCCGCCTGGCTGAGCTCTTGCCTTTGGCGTTGTACAGCCTGCCGCAAGCTGTTGTGTTTGAGCTGGAGCGCTGCGGCGCTTTTACGTGCGGCATCCATTGCCTGCGCCTGCGCGCGCGTCGGCTGTTCCGTATTTTTAAACTGGATCGCCAGCGCGGCGGCTTCCTGCTTCGCTTTCTTCAGCTGCTGACCGGTAACGGCGAGTTGCGCGCTTGCCTTGCGAAACCCGTCAATACGGGATGCCTGGCCATTCAGTTCACGCAGTGATTTTTGAGTATCCCGGATATCACCAGACAGCGTTTTGCTCGCTGTCTGGATGGTTTTAAACGGGCGGGTTGCCTGGTCAACAGCCTTGAGTAATACCTGCAATTTAACGTCGTTACTCATTCGTGTTTCCGCTTCGCTGTAGCGCCTTTTCGCGCCAGGTGGTGAGCTCGGTCAGGCTCATGGGATATAACTCTGATGGCGGCCAGTGAAAAATCACCGCGATATCCGCCATCAGGTCATCGACCGACATATCTTTCGGAAAATTTAATCCGCCAAATTCGGCGACAAAAAACCGATCACCTTTGTTGCCAGCGCCATCAAATCGGGTAAATCCATCATGACGACATCCGACTCGGTGAGTGATGGGCTGGTCATACGCGGCAGCACTTTAATCAGGGCGTCGACTTCAGAGCGCGCAACGTCGGCCAGGCTGACACCGCGCAGGGTTCCGGCGTTGGGCTTCATCAGGGTGATTTTTTCGATGACCTGCTCGCCACGTTTGATGGGGTTTTCCAGGGTGACAATATTTTCTTTGCTCATGATTTTCTCGCTGTTTATGGTTTCGTGGTTAACCGGCCAGGCGTGCTGGCCGGGGAAAAATTACAGGCCGATATTGCGGCGGTGCTGGTCGAGTCGGTCGACGCCGTTCACCTTCTCAATCATGTTGAGGACGTCGATTTCTACCAGCTCTTTACCGTTCATGGTCAGCTTGTAGTACGTGCAGACCAGCGATAATTTGCTGCTGGTATCCTCGCCCTGTTTGCTCTCGCCGTTATCGACTTCCTTCACCTTGAAACGGGTCTCAACTTCCACCGCCACGGTTTCGCCGGTATCGTCCCGCTGGTAAGAGCCTGCATAGCGCAGTAGCGTCCCGGTACCGACGGCACCATAAAGCGACCAGATCGCATCATCAGGGAAGCCGCCGAGGGAAATCTCCATCGCCAGCGCGTCATCGTCGAGGCCGAAATCGACAGGGGCCGAGCCTGACATCCCGCCGCCCCGGTAGTTTTCCAACTTACGGGTCAGCTTTGGCAGGGTGACGGACTCGATAACGCCGAGATAGCTGACGCCATCCAGAAACGTGTTCAGGTATTTGAGCTTGCGCGGCATTGCCATTTGTCAGGGCTCCTTAATTGCTGTTAACCGATGACACCAGATTCGCCAGGTATTTATCGGTAATGCGCTGGCGTAACGTCAGGTTTTCGAGAGGGGGAACCGGCGTATAGTCGTAATCGATATACAGTTTCCCGGCTTTGAGGGTCGCCGCGTCGTTGGTCGATTCATCAAACCAGCAGGTCGCATCGACGATATAGCCTGCCGTTTTCATCTCGCGGAATTTCGCATTGATACCCGCAACGATGTCTTTAATCAGCGTGGCCGTGATCGGCTTGTCGACCGCCCACATGTGACCAGCGGCCATTGTGTCGGCGATAACCTGCGCGGTGCGGGTGTAGTTCTCAAACAGGAACAGCGGGTCATCGGAGCAGCAGCGGTTGCCCCAGAAGCGGAAACCGTCTTTACGAATGAGCGTGGTGACGCCAACCTCGTTAAGCAGGTCGGCATCGGTGCCGGATTCCTGCAAATCCCAGAAGACCGACGCGCTGATGCCGGTGACGCCATTCACGCCAACGTTTGACAGGGTTTTATGCCAGCCGGTGTCCTGGTCAATTTTGGCGCGCAGACCCAGCGCGCGGGCGGTCGCCCAGGCGGTTTCGGTCGCGTTCGCCGTGGTATCCCATGCCAGAAAATCCGGCCAGATAACCATCAGCTCACGCTGGCTGAAATTCTCGCGATAGAGCATCGCCTCGGAAATGTTCTGGCAATCCCAGGCGCTGATATAGCCAAAGGCGCGCAGCTTCTGGCAAATCGGCGCGAGCGCGGTCGCCACTTCGAGGGAATCGAGACCCGGCACACCGAGGATGCGCGGTTTAACGCCGGTAACAGCCTCCGCCGTGAGCAGCGCTTTCAGCCCGGTGTAATTTCCGCTTTCGTCGGTGCCGCCGATGATATTTGAGATAGTCTGCGCCTCGGCATCGTCGCCGCTACCTTCGGCAACGCGCACAACGACAATGACCGGTTTCGACTGGTCGGCGATTGCCTGGAGGGATGCGGCCAGGGTGCCTTTTGTACCCGCTTTCGCAATGGCACTTTGCACGCTGGTAATCAGTACGGGCTTATTGAGTGGGAAGGTGGCGGCATCGGCATCGCTGGCCGTGCAGACCATGCCGATAATCGCCGTTGATACGGTGGAAATGACGCGGGTGCCGTCGTTAATCTCGACAACCTGGACGCCGTGATGAAAATCGCTCATCCGTTTAACTCCGTGGTTAAGGGTGAGCATTATTTTCAATCGTGCTGGAAAGGGTGACGAGTCATCCCCGCTGTAACAGGGACGGTACAACAGGAATGACCGTCACAGAGTCAGGCAACACGGCTCCAGCACATCAGCAGGGTGTGGGCTTCAACCACGCTGAACGAATTTCCTTCGCCGAGGCTGGCGGTTTTGCCGGTAGTCGTGTGTTTGTGTGCCGGTTGCACAACTTCGTGCTGATGGTCTTCAGCCTCATCCGTTTCGCCCAGGTTTGCCGGGTTAAAACGCTGTCTGATATCACCGCCAATCTCCCACGGATTATCCCGGCTGGGTACGCCGCCGTGTTTGTGTCTGCCGCCGGGTTTTGTGGTCAGCGTTTGCTCGGGCTGTTCGCTGGTCTCGCCGCTCACGTCAATCTGCACAGCGGGCAGGTTGGCCTGCTGGAGCGTGACGCTATCGCTGCCGCCGGTCACGCCGACGTTCGAACCGTCAGCCTTGCCGACGCGGATCGTTTTATTTTCTCCGGTATACACCCACTCCGACCACGGCCAGCGCTCATTGGGGTTCAGGTTCTGATTAAAAAATCGCGTCGTCCCCACGGGGTTATCGTCTTCCCAGAAATCACGTTTTGCCGCAGTGATGGCATCACTGATAACCTGCGTAATATCAGCATCGAGTGCTCCCACAATCGAGTCAGCATAGTCTTTAGCCTCAGATGTCAACCGGTTGACCTCATCAACCGTTGCCAGCACCACAGAATAGTCAGTTGTTAGCTGCACGCTGGCCGTATCAATTACCGCAATCCACAGATTGACAGCATGAAGCCGCCCCGCCCCCTGTGACAGCAGCGGCTTGTAAGAAGGCGGTACATTTGCAACAGCAAGGCATTCCCCTTCTTCGTTGTATAATGCTGCCTCCCTGACCCAGAACCCACCGACCTGCGGCGGAACAATCATCTCTGCCCTGATAACATTTTCGGCCTGGTCTGCTATCACCAGCCGGTTCAGCCGGGCGCGAAAAATCTCATTAATCAGGCCGTCAGCCTCTGCGTCTGGCTCCTGGACAGTACCGTTTCCGTCACCCACGCCCATAAAGGCAATGCTGACGGGCGTTCCGTTCAGTGCCGCCAGAGCAATCGCGTCCAGTCCTTTTTTCGTCAGAACCGTACTAAAACTGGATTCGGACATAACCGGCCCCCCTGAATGCTGTATTATATGGTTTCATAAATGCTGTCCGGTCTGTTCAGAGAATATCGGGTAACGCATTACCTTCAGAAATAATGGACTCAATCCCCTCAACAATAGCGAGTGGTGATTTTCTGACACCCACCCCCCCGCCATTTTTTACGGTGACCAGACCCGTTACTGTTCCCGATGCATTGTTTAGCCAGGCGCATCCCGCCTGACTGGCTATAGTTCCCGCCGTATTGCCTGCCCTCATATTCCCGTCCATCATTACCGGGCCAAACTCGGTGTTTCCGTATATGTCACACTGTGCAAATTCAATAGCCACCATCCCGCCGGATATATTGTGGTTATACGTTCCGCCCCTGATAATCATTCTGGTTCTTTCATGATTCGATGCCCCCTGGGCTGATTGTCCCGGCCTGTCTCCGTTATAACTTCCGGTACAGCCATTAAGTATCATCAATCCTTCGCCACCGGCTGGGGAGTGCTGCCCAAACCCGTCATTACTTATTCTCCGGGCTATAACACCGGTGCATTCAATACGCTCATTCCTGCCCGTCCCGCCCACACCTGCATTAGCACAGTATTCAATTAACGAATCCCGAACACTCAGATATCCCGTGCCTGCTGGCTGAGTAGAAAGACCGCAGGAAATACCGTTAATCATGCAATATCGCGCAACGGCATTACGCACAGTTAATAATCCAAACCCGATTGTCCCCACACCGAAATTTCGTTTTGAAATCTCTATCTTATGTAAATCGGGGTGTGAACCATCAGGAAGGCGCACGTAAATAACACCGGCAGCATAACCATATTCCCCGGCACCTGGAGCCGTCGGGGTTATTGTATTTAGTATCAGTTTTAAATAAAAATCATCGCGGTCAGCGACGGTTTCAGTCATTGTGGTTACAACAGCCTGCAAAACATCGGTATAGCCTATTCTTTTACTGTAAACAGGACCATTCCCTCCCCAGCCTGAATCATGTATTTCTGAACCGTAGATATGCCAGGGTTCATCATCAGCACCTGACAACACAACATCTTTTGATGTATTAAAAATAACTTCCTGCCGCAGCGGGTTGCTTTCAGGTGCACGGATTCTGATTTCATAATCCGCAAGGCCCGAGCAAAGATCGAGAGCCAGCGATAAATTATTCACCGGCTTATCTATTGAACCTGTTCCGGCAGCTGTTCCATTAACAGTATCCACATATAACGGATTAGGTGGATAGCTCCGCAATACCGCGGGGACAGTAATAGCCGTTCGCCAGCTCTGAAAAACACTCATACATCGACCTTTGATAACCTTACTGCCAGCAATACCATTGCGGTCGCTAACGTATCGTTTGCAGAGTCCCCGTTTCTCGTAATACGAATAGTGGTATGCCTTGCCGGGTCTACGGGCAGATTGAGTGCAAGCTCAGTTTCGATGCCCATATACGGTGTGGCATTGGCAACTGCTACCGTACTGTACCCTGCTGGCGGCTTATTAAAAGATTCTCCTTCGGCCCAGCCATGTACCTCACCGGAAAAACTCACATTCCCATCATTAGCAATCAGATTTGACCAGATAAGAGATATTCTCATCCCTTCCCAATGCGATGGCAGATCAATTACTTTTGTAATGGATGACTTCACACCATGCGATAGCTGCCAGCCCGCAATGCGCTGCGCCACCATGCCATAAGTGGCATTCCCCGATGCAAGATCAAAGTCTTTCGCAGGGATAATGATAGAGGTAACAGCGTTAACCGGATCGGCATGCAATGAATTAATAGCCGTTCTGACCTGCTCCGCTATTTTCAAAGCGGAACCTGCAACAAGTTTAAGGTAGCGAGTCCGGTTTGCGAGTGGAATACTCTGTGAGTTTGCCGCGCCCGTCATTCCACCTTCAACCTTCTGCGAACGGGTAATTAATGGAATATTATCTTCCCACTGCTCTTTCTCATTTATACTCCCCACAATCAACCCTCCGAAAAATTATTATTACCGTCATAGAAAATAATTCCGTTATACATATAACTCCCATCAGGTTTATAACCCTTCGGATAAACCGTTATAACCTCACCGTCAAATGACGCGGAGCCTCCCCACACTATTCCACGTACGCTATTAGATAATGTGAGCTGATATATGTGACGACTGACCGGCTTTGCGTCGCCAATAATTCGCTCAAGCTCGGTAATCATTGTCTCTGTAATGCCAATTTCATTAAGGTCGATTTCCAGCCGGAATGTGCCTGCAGGGTCGGCGACCTCCCACCATTCCTGGAGCGTCATGTTGTAGCCCAGCGTTTCAATTACCCGGCGAACAGCGGCGACGGTTCCTTTGCGTTGGTGGATCCAGAATGCGTCACTGACCGCCTGGCGTTTTACGGTCTCTGACCACGTTTCTTCCCATCGGTCGACAGAAAACGCCCACGCCAGATACGGCAGCAATTTTACGGGGCATCGCCAGGGGTTCCACAAATCACGCAGCGGGACAGATAAATCGCTGATGACGGCGCACGCTGCGGCAGCTCGCTGTTCCAGCACTGACGACCCTGTCGCCATCAGAGAGTTACTCATCTGAGCCCCCGATCACAACGCTGGTTTCGGTGCAGTACGCGGCCTGGGTTTTATCGAGCACGACGTCGGCCAGCGGCTCGCGTAGCTCGACGCGCTGGACACCCTGCACATGCAGCGCGGCATAGATGGCCGACATACGAATATCCCGACCGAGGCGGCGCTGTTCGGTGATATAGGCGGTTAACTGCGCTTTGGCAGCGGCAAGAATCGGCTCGGTAGCGGGGCCGGGGTACACGTACAACACGGCATCAACCGCATAATTAACAATCTCGGCCGACACGACTGTCAGGCGATCACCGACCGGTCGCACGCTCTCATCATTCAGCGCGGTACTGACTGCCAGCAATAAATCATCCGATGCCGTACCGTCACCTTCCCGAGACAGCACGGCGACAGTGACTTCTGCCGGTGCCGGGCTGTTAGCCGAGGCATCCGCGACACGACCATCGGCGCTCAGGGCGTGAAATTCATAAGCACCGGCAGGCCCGGCAACGCTCATTCCCTCAAAAGCGGCCGGTACGCGCTGGCGTAAATCGCTGTCGGATTCCATGACCGCCGCTACCGGAGGGATTTGGGTATCGTCTTCGGAGGTAATGACCAGGCGTTCAACGTTATTATTGGCCGCGAGCTGGTCGAGGTCGTTTTTGATGGCATAGGCCACCATCCCGGCTTTCGCCGCCTCGTTAATCCGCTGGCGTAAAATCACCTCGCGATAAGCATTCTCTTCGAGATATTTCACCAGTGGATCTGACTCCAGCGTCAGCGTCCTGGCGACCGCTTCCTGCTCGTCTTCCGGGTACAGTGAAATCAGCGTCGCTTTGCGCTCGGCGAGGATGACTTCAAAATCCAGTATTTCCACCACATCAGGCGCGGGGAGCTGGCTCAGGTCGATAACTGCCATAGGTTCAACTCACAGGGATGGTTAAGGAAAGGCTCTCGCCGGTATCGGTGATTTGGCCGGTCACGTCGACGACCATTTGCCCGTTAAACTGCCGCTCTGTAGTGATGCTGGTCAGCCTGACGCGCGGTTCCCACTTCAGGATCGCCATGTAGCACGCCGCCATAATTTGAAGCTCAAGCGCCGGGGTCTGAGGCTGGTCAATCATCTGCGACAGGAGCGAGCCGTATTCACGACGCATGACGCGGGAGCCGACAGGCGTGCGCAGAATATCCCCGATGCTCTGGCTGATATGGTCAACGTCTGAAATGCTTTCACCGGTCGTGCGGTTCATGCCGAGATAACGCGCCGTCATTTGGTGCCCTCCGTCCATTCATCGCCGCGCCTGATACCGCCGTGGCCGTGTTTATCTACCTGCACACCGTTGGAAGTGAAAGCGCCGCCGCTGTGCTCGATATCACCGGACATCTTGCCGCCTTGCTTCACCTCCAGCGTGCCGGTCGTCAGCTTGTTGGTGCAGACCACCTCCGGCGTATCGAGGGTGACGCGGGTCTCGGCTTTTACCAGCACCACCGGCACGCTGACGGCAACCGAATCGGATGCGGTCACATCGGCGGTTTTAATGCCGGTGACGGTCAGCGCGCCGGTTTTCGGCTCATAACTCATAACGGCACCGTCGGGAAACTCAACGTGCCAGGCGTCCGCCGAGGCCGACGGCGCGGGGTTGTCGTCGGAATAAATACCCGGCAGGACAAAGGCGGTATCGAGCTCACCGCCCACGGCCAGAATCATCACCTGCTCACCAATGGATGGAGCCCACCAGGTGCGCGAGCGCCCGGCCCGGTGCGTCAGCCACTGGAGCCAGTCGGTATAAATGCCGCCGGTCTGTACGCGACAGCGCCCGGCTTCGAGGTCAGTTTCGACGACGATGCCGGTGCGGATCATGTTGCGTATCGCGCGGGCGAGTTCCTGGATAGATGCGAGAGTATTCATAGGAGAAAGGATGCCGCCGGGGTGTTCCGGCGGCAATCTGCGGACGTTTTGCCCTGGCTGGCACAACGTTAATCGGCGAGGTAGTCGATAATGACGCTTTCCACAAGCTGCCGGTCATCGTCGGTAAAGCCCATGAGCTGGCGCTGTGGGTACTCGACGGCGGCGCTTTTTGGGGATGGCTTATCCTTGAGCCCGAGCTGATGCACGCGGGCGATACGCTGCACTTTTCCGGTAAATTCCACCACTGCCGCGCTGTCGTTACCGGTCGCTTTCATATAGCGGTTGGTTCGCAGTTTCGCGAACATCTCGCGCTTAATCCGGCCTTTCTTTGCCCTGAAGGGCTGGCGTTTACGCGGGGCGAACGGGGAACCGTCCGGCGCTTTCTGCGATTTAATGCGCTGCTGTTGCCGCTGGCGCAGTTTCTTCGCAATATCGGCGGTCATCCGACGACGCCCGGCGGGGGAAAGGGCCGCTATCAATCCGGCGAGCTTGTCCTCAAAGGGTTTGAAGTCATTCATCCCATTTACTCACCAGTTCGCCATTACTCCACATCTCGACAGGGCGCGTCACCGGCTCCGGCGGTGGCGGCTCCGGGATGTTCTCAACGTACATTGCGCCGTCGGCCTCGTTGACCAGCGTGCGCTCGGTCAGCAACAGGCTGATGCTGACATCGAGGCTGCTGTCGTTATTAATGTCAGCGTACCAGGCAAATCCTTTTTTTCTCCCCTCGTCGGTTGTCATGATGTCCGGCTGATTGACGCGCAACCAGGCCATAATCGGCACAAACAGCAGGTCAATATCGTCGGTAAAATCCGTGACCACGATGTTAAGCGTGTACCGTTTTTCAAACGACAGAGAGCGCGCCAGCGTCGCCGTATTGTTGCCATCGTCCAGGCGAAGGTGAAGCATATCGGGGTTGGTACGCAGTACCGGCACCGCATCAGTTAAGGCTTTTCGCAGACTGTTGGGCTTTTGCATCGATTTCATCCTGGCATTGTTTAACCGTATCGACCTGGATTGCGCAGCTTTTCAGGGCGTTTTCGAGCTGGCGTATATCCGCACTCAGGTCGCCATTAGTCAGCGGGTCGCTGCCCGGCATCGGGCAGGGGCTGACCTTCGGGCAGGCGTTGTAAACAATCACCGTCGGCGGCGTTGGTGCAGGCGGCGCGCTGGTGCAACCGGCGCACAGCATCAGGTAAATCAGCGCGATACCAGCGGCGAAACGCGTCATTTTCATTGAGTAACCTCGTGATAGTTTGTTCACGCCGGAAGGCCAGCATGTTAGCTGCGGTGAGCTTATCCCTCATGGCAACCTGCGCCAGCTCTTTGCGCTGCGACTGCTCTGCGGCAACGTTGAGCTGATTTTTCAGCATGGTGATCGTGGTCTTCTGCGTACCGGCGACCCGGTTCGCACGTTCAAAAGAGGCGCGCAAATTGCTGTTATCGTGTCGCATCCACAGCAGACCCGCGCAGGCCAGCGCCAACAGGATAATGACTATTTTCATGCGGATACGCCTCCGGCCTTACGCCACACTGCGACCAGCCTGTCGAGGCTGTGCTCGCGCTGACCGTATCCGGCCCCCGGCAATGAGGCCCATATATTGCGACAGCGGGAGATCGCGCGTTCGATGCGCCCCTGCTGCAAATCTTCAAGCGCGCCGCGCTCGCGGATAAGCTGAATGGCGAGCCTGTCCTGCGATACCGGGCTGAAATCCGGCAAAGCGAGCTGCTTTTTGTAATGCGGCCAGAACAGGTAAAGCTGCTGGTAACGCCCTGATGCCGTGGATTTTTCCCCGCGACGATTGAAGACCTTCGCCGGGCGCCCACCGGCAAACGGGTGATCGCGATAGTCGGTAAAAATCTCCGGCTTACCATCGATACCGGTGACGATGACGTCGTACCCGTTGTTTTTCGTCAGCGGGTGCGTCGCCGTACCCTCTGAAAACGCCAGCGTGTCGAGAAATGCCGCTACGTTGGGGTGTGTCTTAATGACCGCCATCGCTTTCCCCTTTTTTAATCCTGCGCTGAATCGCAATTTCCACCGCCTGATAACCGGCGATACCCAGCATGGAGCCAAATCCGCACACGGCGGCGGGCGGCAGGTCGGGAAACTGCACCAGTGCCACCCCGGCCACCATTGAGACAAAGCCGCCCAGCAGCATACGGCCAATAAAAAGCCGGGCGGTGATGGGCTCGCCACCGGCCAGCACTTTCCCGACGACAATCAGCACGCCGATCACAAAGAGTGACAGGACGCTTTTTTCACCTTCCGTCATGTGTTTACTCCCAAAGATTAATTGTTTCAGTTACGGGGGATGACTGGACGTCGGGCAGTTCGACCACCGTGCCATGTGGCAGCACTGCGCCGAGCTCGGCCAACCCCGGATTTGCGGCGAGCACCGACTCGAATACCCCTTCAGTGCGCCCGTAATACCGGGAGCAAATCATGTCGAGCGTGTCGCCCTGTTGCGCGATGGCCTGCATCAGATTTGGCTCACGATGCAGCGGGGTTTGTCCTGGACGCGTGATACGGCCCAGCGCATGTCCCGCCACAGCTCGTCGACAGTGGTATCGATGCTGTCGGCTTTCTTGTCGCCTTTGGCGCTGGCATCCACACCGCGATAACGCTCATAGAGCGTGGCGGTCGCCATTGAGGTGACGGCGCGCAGGTAATAGAAAACGCGCACACTTTCGCCGTCGAGATCGTCAGCCGGCACGTCGGCCAGCTTGCTAAAACCCCCGGCAATCTGCTGTTCCCGCCACAAAAAAAGCTCGGCATTGGTTTCGGCGATGCCGGTTTTGATGGCCTCACGCAGCCGGGCCGAGGCGACGGTTTGCTCAAGGCGCATCCCTTCACGCACGCGTTTCGGGTCGATGTCAGGAAAGAAAAACGTATTTTTTATCACCGGCTCATCGCTGGCAGGCGGCGGGATGACCACCACGCCACCTGGCTGCGGCTCGTTCTTTTTAATAATCAGCGTCGTCATGACTACCTCTGAATAGGTGGGCGGTGGACGCCGGTCTCAGGTCGGGTAAATCACCCTCATCGACCGGCGTGCCGCCCTGGCGCGGGGCGCATTCTGTTAACCGGGGTTCTTTTTCGGTCGGCCACGTTTAGCCGGTGCCGTGGTTTTCACGGCGCGCGGCGCTCTTACCGGGGCTTTAACGACCGTTGCCGGTTTGGGCTTCAGCTCACGCTCAAGCCGTTCAATCTCTTTTTTGACGCCTGCCTGACAATCGAGCTGCATCGCTCGCTTGAGGTGGGCCAGCGCGTCGGCGGGCTGTTTGTTGTCCCGCAGCACCTGGCCGGTGATTTTGTGCAGTTTTGCACGCACCTCGTCCGGCATATCGGCGGCGGCGGTCAGCGCCAGCGTGTCCAGCAGCTGGCTGATGACGACCGGTTCACCGGCGGCATGGGCGCGCATGGCGGCGAGCGCCACCTCTTCGGTAAACATGTACTGCGGCGGGCGGCGGTGTTTGCCTGGCATGGTCAGACCGTACTTAAACGCGTAGCGGGCAATATCCATCGCGCCGCCGATATCGCCGACATCGAGACGCCACAGCATGACGGTCATCACGATGTCATCCTGCGCACCTTTGCCCTGTTCCAGCACGCCACTGACCCACGGCAGATAGAACGGCAGCAGCTCGCGCTTTTTCGTGGCTTTCAGCTCTTTACCAAAGATGGCTTTTAACGTGCGTTGGTCTGCGGCCAGCTTAACCAGCATCTGCTCGTAGGCAGTGGCATGCCGCAGCGGGTTGTTTTCCCGCTGCGCGGTTTCAATGGCCGAGACCCGCATCATGTGACGCTGTGCGGGACTCCTCATCGGTTAGCCCTCCGGTTGAGCGGCAGAGAAATCGCCCAGCTTGATATTTTCGATGAAGCACCCGGCGGCGTAGGTTTCGACCACGTAATCGATGTTCATCGATTCGTAGTTTTCCACCTGGTCGAGTTTCGGGTTTTCGATGATGGAGCGGCGGTGACTTTCATCCATGAAATAGATGGACAGGTTATCCAGACGCGTCACCATAATCGCGTTCGCCGGGAAGTACGGCACACGCACAGCGGGCAGGTTGCCGATGCGTTTCTGGCTGATGATGATGTCAGCCGCGAGCGATTCGCTGTTGGGCTGGTCTTTGTTGACGATCGGGAAATATTTGTCGGCCAGCAGCTTACGACCCACAATCGCGACGAGCTCCGAATCTTCCTGATAAATCTCGTCAATCAGATTGTCGGTTGCATCCATGACCAGCGCATCGAGATTGACGTAATCGCCGTTTTTACCCACGCGAATCACAGCGGAAACGACGTTCCCTTCCTCGTCGACGATTTTGCTCATGACGCGGGTCGCCGCTTCATTGCGGTATTTCTGCGGCCAGCCGACAGCGACATCCTGCAACATCGGATGAGTGGTACGGTCAGAGGTTTCGGCGCGCTCAACACCGTTGAACCCGGCCATGATGAAATCGAGCGCCTGCCGCTGGATGATGGCATCACGAATACGGCGCTGGAAGTCCTGGAAGCGCGCCCACAAATCCAGCTTTTTATATTTGAAGTGGAAGTCAAAGTTGACCTGATCGCACTCGTATTTTTTGGACTCCAGCGCGGTAAAGTCGGCTGTTTTACGCTCCTTGCCGCTGTTGGTGTCCGTGGTGCTGGCGATGGTGCCATTGACGCCGACGCCAATTTTTTCACCCTTCAGCTCATCCACCGGCACGATATTAATTTTCTGCAAAAATGCCGAGGACATCTGCACGGTGTTCATCATGGTTTGCGTGACGGACGGCTCGACGTTGAATTTTTTACTCACGTCGGCCGTGTCGATGCCGTTCAGCTCGGCAACGCGGGACAGGTAGGCATTGAATTTAAAACGGGTTTCCTGACGCATAGTCTTTCCTGTTTGGTTAAATCGGGTTGTCTTACCGGGCAAGCCTGTCGCCCGGCGATAAATTCACGACCGTTTAGCAGTCGGTCAGCAGCTCATCGCCACCGCCACCGGTGGAGAGCTTGCGGCGTGGCTGCGTGGTGCTTTCGGTTGTATCCAGCGACGTTTTTAACTGGCTGAATGCCTGGCTGGTCTGGTCGGTCTTCGTGGTGACGTCCTGTTTCAGCGTCGCAAAGGCATTTTCCAGCGTGGCAAGACGCTGCTCAGTGGCGGTGAGGTTTTCCTGCACATGTTCACTGACGGTCGTCACGGCCTCATGCACATCCTGAAAACGGGCGTCATCGCTGGCCTGTTTGCGGCTGAAGATCGCTTTCACTTTGTCGCTCAGGGCGGTAAAGACATTTTCCGCCTGGTCTTCAAACTCCAGCTCGGCGAGGGTGGCGACGGAAATCAGGTTGCCCGGCTCGGCTTTGAAGCGGTTGAGGGGGTTAAATTTGGCACCCCGGCAAAATTCGAGGTATTCGGTGCCGAGGCTGGCTGGGTCATCGGTCACCGCCAGGCCAACCAGGTAGCATTTACCGCTATTGGCGAAATTCGGCTGAATTTCCATTGAGGTGTAGACCTTCTGCAATTTTTTATTCATTGCGATCAGGTCATCGGTCGGGGTGATTTTGGCGAACAGCGCCAGCTTGCCTTTCAGTACCGAATCGTCGTCAATCTTTTCAGACTTCAGCTCAACCACATCGCCGTAACGGCTGAACGGGCCATCCGGCAGGATGCCTTTCAGGTGTTCGAGGTTAATGCGGCAACCGTAGACGCGGGGGTCAAAGGTCTCGGCCATTTCCTGAATATCCGTCGCGCTGATAACGCGGCCGTCACAGGTATCGCCTTCGACGCCGATGCGAAACCATTTTGAAACTTTTTTTGCCATTGTCAGGAGTCCTGATATCGGGTTAACGGGTCGGGGTTAGTTTCCCGACGTCGCCGCCCACCCGCCATCTGTCCCGGATGGCTTATCCCTCACACAACAGCACCTTAGCGATTCACATCACCCGTTTCTTTAGCCTTGCCCTGTATCAATCACGGCGAGGCATCCATGACCATCACCACCGACACCACTTTGTTAAACGACCCGCGACGCCAGGCGGCTTTACTGTACTGGCAGGGGTTTTCCGTGCCGCAGATTGCCGAAATGTTGCAGACCAAACGCCCGACGGTGCAGAGCTGGAAACAGCGCGACCAGTGGGACGAAACGGCACCGCTGAACCGGGTCGAAAGCACCTTAGAGGCCCGGCTGATTCAGCTCTACGCAAAGCCCAACCTCACACCCCACGATTTCAAGGTGGCGGATTTTCTGGCCCGGCAGATGGAGCGCTTTGCACGCATTAATCGCTATGGCCAGACCGGAAACGAGGTTGACCTGAATCCCAACGTGGCCAACCGCAACAAAGGCGACCGCAAAAAGCCGACAAAGAACTTTTTCAGCGACGAGGCTATCGAGAAACTGGAAGAAATTTTTTTCGCGGAGTCTTTCGAGTATCAGCTCCGCTGGCACCGCGCCGGGCTTGAGCACCGTATTCGCGACATTCTGAAATCGCGCCAGATTGGGGCGACGTTCTACTTTTCCCGGGAGGCGCTGCTGCATGCGCTGAAAACCGGCCACAACCAGATTTTTCTGTCAGCGAGTAAGACGCAGGCGTATGTATTCCGCGAGTACATCATCCAGTTTGCGCGCCTGGTCGATGTCGACCTGACCGGCGACCCGATTGTCATCGGCAACAACGGCGCAAAGCTGATATTTCTCGGCACCAACTCAAACACCGCGCAGAGCCATAACGGCGACCTGTATGTCGATGAGATATTCTGGATCCCCAACTTCCAGAAACTGCGCAAAGTGTCGTCGGGCATGGCCTCACAAAGCCACCTGCGCAGCACCTACTTTTCGACGCCTTCCACCCTGGCGCACGGCGCTTACCCGTTCTGGTCGGGGGAATTGTTCAACCGTGGACGCGCCAGCGCCAGTGAGCGGGTCGACATCGATATCAGTCATGACGCGCTCGCCGCTGGCGTGGCGTGTCCTGATGGTCAGTGGCGGCAGATTGTCACCATTGAGGATGCGCTCGCCGGGGGCTGTACGCTGTTCAATCTGGAGCAACTCCAGCGCGAAAACAGCGTCGACGACTTCCGCAATCTGTTTATGTGCGAGTTTGTTGACGACAAGGCGTCGGTGTTCCCGTTCGAGGATTTGCAGCGCTGCATGATCGACAGTCTGGAAGAATGGGAAGACTTTGCGCCGTTCGCCGACAACCCGTTCGGCTCCCGCCCGGTCTGGGTGGGGTACGACCCGTCACACAGCGGCGACAGCGCCGGGTGTGTGGTGCTCGCGCCGCCGGTTGTCGCCGGTGGCAAGTTCCGCATTCTGGAGCGCCATCAGTGGAAAGGAATGGACTTTGCGACGCAGGCCGAATCCATTCGCCAGCTCACCGAAAAATACAACGTCGAGTACATCGGTATCGATGCGACCGGCCTCGGTATTGGCGTCTTCCAGCTGGTTCGCTCGTTTTATCCCGCCGCCCGCGATATCCGCTACACGCCGGAAATGAAAACCGCGATGGTGCTGAAGGCAAAAGACGTTATTCGCCGCGGCTGTCTCGAATACGACGTCAGCGCTACCGACATCACCACCTCGTTTATGGCTATCCGCAAGACCATGACCAGCAGCGGGCGCAGCGCGACCTATGAGGCCAGCCGCACCGAGGAAGCCAGTCACGCGGACGTCGCCTGGGCGACCATGCACGCGCTGTTAAACGAACCGCTTACCGCTGGCAGGGGCCAGGCCACATCGTCCATTCTGGAGTTCAACTGATGAGTAAATACAAAGGCCGCAAGTCGCAGCCACAAAAACGCCCGCGCAACATGAAAGACACCGCGCCCCAAAAAGTAGAGGCGTTTACTTTTGGTGAACCGAGCGCCGTGCTCGACCGCCGCGATATTCTGGATTACGTGGAATGCGTCAATAACGGCCGCTGGTTCGAACCGCCGGTCAGCTTTAACGGGCTGGCGAAAAGCCTGCGCGCCGCCGTTCATCACAGCTCGCCGATTTACGTCAAGCGCAACATTCTGGCCTCAACGTTTATTCCGCACCCGCTACTGTCACAACAGGACTTCAGCCGCTTCGCGCTTGATTTTCTGGTGTTTGGCAACGCGTTTTTAGAGCTCCGAAAGAGTGTCACTGGTCGCCCGCTGAAGCTGGAAGCGTCACCGGCGAAATACACGAGGCGTGGTATTGAAGAAGATGTCTATTGGTGGGTGCCGTCATTTGACCAGCCACACCCGTTCGCGCCGGGATCCGTATTCCACCTGCTGGAGCCAGACATCAACCAGGAGCTGTACGGCATGCCGGAATATCTCAGCGCGCTAAACTCCGCCTGGCTGAATGAAGCGGCGACGCTGTTCCGTCGCAAGTATTACCAGAACGGGGCGCATGCGGGTTACATCATGTATGTGACGGACGCCGCGCAAAGCGGTACCGATGTTGAGGCGCTGCGCGATGCGATGCGCAGTTCGAAGGGGCTCGGCAACTTCAAAAATCTGTTTTTCTACGCACCGCACGGAAAACCGGACGGCATAAAAATTGTGCCGCTCAGTGAGGTGGCAACGAAAGACGATTTCTTCAATATCAAAAAAGTCAGCGCTGCCGACCTGCTCGACGCGCACCGCATTCCGTTCCAGCTGATGGGCGGCAAGCCGGAAAACGTCGGTTCGCTCGGTGACATCGAGAAAGTGGCAAAGGTGTTTGTCCGTAACGAGCTCATCCCGCTACAAGACCGGATGCGCGAGGTCAACGCGTGGGCCGGTCAGGAGGTGATCCGGTTCAAAAGTTACACCCTTGACACCGAAAGTGACTGATTTCCGCCGCCTCCGGGCGGCTTTTTCTTACCCTCACTCCTGACCGTCTCAGAAGCCCGCCACGCCCTCAAACACCCCCGCACCGCCCACCGACACCCTCGCGAACCCGCGCGGCACAGCGACCCGCTCAGGCTGCGAAAATAAATGCGCAAAAGTACGCTGGCGCGCAGTGCTTTCCCCGCCTCGCCTGCCCGCTTCGTGAGTCGGAATTAATGCAGATGCAACAGGCCTCCCGATCCGCGCCAGGTCTGGCGGCAAGTATCAAAATATAAAGGTAAACACACATGCAAAATGATGCATCAAACGGATGCATTACCTCGGCCGAGATAGAGACAAACTTTAATACTATTTCATAAGCCCTATAAACGCGGCAAACATACTTCCCAGGCCACCTATTGCAGCAAATAGAGTAGCCCAAAACATACTCCTCTGGCTGCGTATGTTTTCTGTATATCGCTGCTCTGTTTTATTAAAATTAGCCAAGGTATTTACCGCTTTTCCTGTTGGCCTATACCCCAACTCAGTCCTTGAAATATCGCCATTTTCAACAAGTGAATCAAGACACAGACGGAGTTCTTTTCTCATCCGTGATTGATCATCGTGATAGACCCATAATCTACCAGCAACATCATTCATAACTAGTATTTCGCTGAATGGCCTTTCGCCTTCCTGCTCTCGATAGATTCTAACAACGGAGGCTAAAACAGTCATTGCATCAGTAATTTCTTGCTTACGCTGACGATAAAGAAACTTCTCACGGCTAAATCTTTTATTCTCTGCGTTAGCGAAGCGTCTAAATCTTAGCAGCTTAAAAAAACTCAAATCATTTAATGAATTAAATCTCAACTCATGCGCATGATAATAATAAACACCCGAAAAAGAATCACACTCAAGATCTTTTGGAAAGAGAATAGAATCAATGTTGAATATATTTTCATTCGCATTCCATTTTTTAACTTTCACCTCACCATTCACAAACCTTTCGAATAAATAATCCGCACCCTCACGGTCTTTGATGTAAACAGAATACATGTTGTAATGTATGGCTTTTTCATATATCAAGCTAATCCGCCCATTATCAGGGGTTCTCATCACATCGAAAATATCAAGATATTTTATAATGTTAATTTGTCTTTTATTTTTCATTCTACGTGCCCCTTGAAATTTACTTCAATACCATAGTTTGAGTGTAACTAACGCCTCGCATGCTCGTTGTTCAACCCCGCCGGCACTGAAAACAAGTTTCAGCATCGGCGGCGTTTGTAACTATATTGGTTAATTATCGAGTATCGAAACGATCTCACCGGTTCGGACGTCGACACGCGCCGCTACGGTCTGTTTGACCACCCCACCATAAGCATTAGTGCCGCGAAACGTGGTTTTTACAATGGCATGTGGGTCTTTATTCAAAATCAGATGATAGACCGTTGAAACATGCTTGTAAGATGAATCATCATTCATGTTCGATTTTATTAGTCTTTCTAACGGACGATAAGAGCCATCCCAACCGCTAAAATTACCCTGAAATGCGTCAAGGTTGATTTTATTATTTAGAGATTGCGGCTCTTTCTCGAAGTCGTTGAAACACCACCCCAACACATCACCGAGCTTTAATGCATCATCTTTAGTAAAAGTGTACTCACTCATACAAGCATAAAAAACATCAGTAGAGCTGGCCGGTACACTTTTGAAATCAACATAGTTTTTAACGATATCGTGTCGGGTTTCTTTTGGCTCGTTGCGATATTCATTGAGGGTTTTATCTGCATACTCAAACGTTGGCGTAGCCGGTTCCGCTTTAACCTCCAGTGCATCAGTTTTTGCAACAGGCGGGCTCTTTTCAGTCGGCCATAAAATTGAGCCAATAACGCCCAATGCGAGACAGCCACCAAGGTAAACCGCACTGGAGCGCTTACGGTTCGGCATCCGAACCAGAGACGGCTTGATTAAACCCACGATAAAAGCAATAAAGAGTGCCAAAGATAAAAATGCTATTACGGTATCCATGATTTTCCTTCTATGTGTAATCCCCATACAAAACAACCCCATGCTATCAAACACGGGGTCGATGGTTGTACATTTTTCAGGAACTAACGCCAGCTCTCATCTTCCCATACTTCCTGAAGGATACCGTCTAACTCTTCTCGGTCTGACTCCTGGTCGAACCCAACCAGTTCTACTCCTGTCATTGACCCTTTTTTTACCGTCACTCTCGTTGATGGGAAAATTGATTGTACGCGTCGGGTCAACTCGCACTGAAAAGCATCAACAACTTGCTGCCCGATTTTTTGGTCCTTTTCCAACGTGATGTTAACCCTCACTTCGCCCCCTTTTTTTAATCTTTGTTCAACAGGAGCGGGAGCGAAAACAACTGAAAAAGATTTGTTTTTCATCAAGTTCCCTCTCGCAATTTCCGCAATTAAATTCAAAGCAATTTCACGATCTCTTTCCTGACAAACACCCTCTGTCGTCAGACGCGCAATCATTTCGACCCGTTCAATCATGACTTGCTCGTTTAACTCTCTATCCACACAACCTCCAATACGGGACACTGTATAAATATACAGTATCACGTATCGATAAAAAGATGAAAGAAAAAAGTTACACTACAAAAGGACGTATGTGCATGATATGGATATGAATTAGTTACAGTCTCAACTTAGTAACTGACGCTAACCCCGCGACTCGATTTAGGATTTGTCTGGCCTGCGCCCGGTGTGACGGTGCTGCCGGGAAAATTTCACCGGTTGATGAACCACGGCACCATTTGCCGTTTATGCAACTTTTGCCACCGGCCATCAGGTGCAGGGCCTCACCCCGGCTGATGGTTTCGCCGGTAGTGATATGAATCTCGTCTATTGTTCTGTCAATGGCTGCACTTTGTTTATCCATTCCGTGGATAAAATCACGCCTGGTAACCCGTTTTTTATCCCTGAGTCGGGCCGTTAACTTCCGCCTTTCACTTCGGCTCAACGGTTTTGATAAATCCAGCTCCGGTGGATCGCTTTCGCTTCCCGTACAGTTATTGACAGAACTCCGAGAGGGCGCGGTCGCGCCCTTAAGGTCAACAGCCAAATCAAAGGCGCGTTTCGGGACAATCTTCCATTGCGTGAGACGGGTCAGAACCGGCGAACCTGCGCCGACTGTGGCGTCGTAAACGCCGCGAATGCAGACAGTTTCCTCGCCATACTGGTTAAATTCGGTGCGCGTTTCATAGAGCGTGCGAACCTGCAAATCATCACGGCGGACAAAAGCGCCGCCCTGTGCGTTCACATAGCCAGCCCAATCACCAGCATCAGCCGCATCATGCACCGCAGCAAATTCAACGCTAAGACCGTGCGCGGTTTCGGTATCGGTCATACGGCGTAATTCGCGGTAGACCGTCACCGGCGCACCGCCGATAAACTGGAATTGCCGGATATGCCAGCGCGCCGCCCAGGCAGAAACGGCGGGCGCGGAATCTTTTAACAGCTCGCCGCTTTCGTCGTCTGTTTCACCGTCGAGCGCATAGCCATCGATATTCTTTGAGATGTATTTTGCGACATAGCCCGTAGCGCTACCCTTTTCCGGGTCGATCGCTTCAGCGTGGAATCTGGCCTTCCTGGCTTTATCGCTGCTGAGCTCGTTGCCGTCCTCCTGCCACGCATAATCCCGGATGACAGTGCGCACACGCTCGGCATGTTCCGGCAGCATAAACATCAGCATATGCCAGTGCGGGGTAGCGTCGTGGTGAGGTTCTGCAACACGAATCCCGAAAATACGAATATCTTCCCGGTGAAGTTTGGCGCGAATGCGCGCCCAGAGTGAGGTTAAATAGCTTTGCGTGTCGGACGGGTTTGCCCCGTTCCATTTGTGGTTACGGTAGCCCGCTTTTGTCGTGGCGTGATATTTCGACGGGGCTGTCAGCGTATAGAACTCCCCCATGTAACCGAGCTCGTTACAGATATTTTCAAAGCCGCGAATACGTGTCATCAGCTCGCAGCGGCGAATGGCCGGATTAGCGACCGAGCCATCGTATTTTTCAATCAGGCAGATGCGGTTCCCTTCCTCGTCTTCGAGCTCCAGCCCTTTAAGAAATTCACGCGTGCGCCTTTTTTGCTCCCGCCACTCGGCTACGCATGTTTTGCTGGCGTAGGCATGTTTTTTCTTGCTGACGTTACCAACCGCGATTTGCAGATGCTCGCGCCATGCGGCAGCAATACGACGCAACCGCCCGCGCCACCATGTTTCATTGAACATGCGCATAACTGCCGGTGCGATATCCTGCTCACTGGCGTATTTTTTTGTTACGCGTTCCCAATGGGGCGGGGTCACGTTAAATTGCAGGGCAATCAGCCCGGCGCGCATATACCATGAATGCAGTGTTTTCAGTTCACCGGCGCTGGCATCGTCTATATCTGCAAGCTCTGCGCGGATGAAATTAGCGATATCAGCGGCCAGCAGTTCAATATCTGCCTTTGCCATATCAGGGAGCCGGTTATAACGGGCGACCATATTCACGAGGCGTGAGGCGATGTATTGCAGCATTTCCGTATCGAAATGACCGGAAAAAACAGCAGCCGAAACATCGCTTTTAACGCCAGTGGCCTGATATTTTTTTGCGACCAGCTCAAGGCGCGGCAATGCTTTTTTGCAAAAGCTGATTAAAAAAGCATTAGCTCGCTGGCTGTCGTGATGTTGCTCCAGCGCGGCGGCGGTTCGGTATACGTCGTAGCGTACACATTCCGGCTGGAGAGAAAGCGCTTTGCGCGCATGCAGCAACGCCGCAATCATACGATCACGGCGGTGCTGTTCTGAGTAAGTCAGATAGGGGCTGGCTATTGCTGAGCGAGGAACATTCCACGCGTAAGCGTAAGAGATTGCCACTTAAATGCCCCGGTAATGTCTGGATTTGAGCTCTGTTATTTGCTGGCAGGTCACGCAAAGTAATACGCCATAAATCGCCCTGCGGCGCGCCTCAGGGATTGGGGCGTCGCATTCTTCGCAGGTAAAACGTGAAGGTGTAATAACGCGGCTGCGTGCATTATTGATATGGCGCTCGCGCTCTTCCTGCTCGCGTTGCTGGATGTGATCCATTGCGTCGGCCATCAGTGCAACTCCTGTGATTCATTTTCGTAGCGAGCTGCTTCGCGACGCAGAAGCTCGGCGGCTTCAACTCCGTTCAGCCCTTCTCTTGCGATATGAATAGCCAGAGCCTCAAGACGAATAGAAACAGCTAAAGCACGGTCTCGACGTTCTTCGTTTTTGGCTTTATTGAGCAAGCTGACCAGTACATCGTTATCAGCTTCAAAATTGCGGGTTTCGATATTTTGCATAACGCTTTCTCCTGAATTCGGGCAAAAGAATGCCCGGCGGGTTTACGCCTTTTAATTACGGTTTGTGTTAATTCGGCATAGTTAGCCGTTTGGGAAATAAGCTCACAACTGCGCGAAAATGATTCATTGCTGAAATAAGCGCTTTTTTCTCGTCAGTAGTGAGCTCACTTAATTTGAGCCCGTGACGAGCTGCCGGTATTTTTGCCAGAAAGAAAATAGCGGCCAAAGCGCGCTCATTGTCTTCATGCTGCGGATCACGCGTATCGCGCATATTCGCGATGAATTGCTCGACCTCTTTCCAGCTATCACCCCAGAACCGCCCGCGTATTTCGGCGATATGATTCAGGCCAGCCATACGTGCTCCAGTGCTCAGCGGAACCGTTGCGGAAACAGCTTCGATAGCCATGAGCCCTCCTGTTTTTTGGTAGAAAGGCCAGCCAGCAAATCAGCCTGAGAGAGACACGGATGCCAGCGCGTACCGTCTTTACCTGCGATCCAGCCGTGGCCGTAATGCATGGCTGGGCTTTGCTTAACAAGTAGCGATGCGAAAGAAGGTTCGTTATTCAACATACTCACCTCACATCAGCCCAAAAGATGCGCCGAGGCCGCTAACGGTATCGACGACACTGGACATTGCCGGGTTAGCCTGGAGGCGTGCTTGTAGTGCCAGAGCTGTCAACGAAAGCATGCGTATACCAGAATTCACACTCTCGACCATACTGTGCTTCCTTGCTGGGGTAAGACGTTCAGTGGAAACAGCACTGTCAGCCAGATCGCCAAGCTCAGCCATTGCGCGCATGATGTAGGTTTGAATCTTGTCCTTCGCCAACTCATTAACCGGCACACATGGCAAGCAATGGATTTGAGCCAAAAAGCCATCAACTAGCGTTGAATCTTCGGTGAGGTCTGTCAGCAACCAAATTTCTCGAGGTGTTAACTGGTGCGGTTGTTCCGGGTTGAGTTTGTTATATAGCGTATGTGGCTTGATATCAGCCTTAATCGCCAGTTCTTTGACGTTATGAGTTGCGGCAAACTTTCTACATGCATCATCGAAATGTGCATGTGACGAAACGCGAAAATCTAACATGCTGCACCCTTTAAATTCACTTAAAGTGAATACGGATTTTCAATAATGAGCTGAAAACGAGCGTGCCCCAAAGCCTTACGCAGCTGTTCTTCTTTCCAGCGAGCGTAATAAATTCGGATAGGCCCCCCGGCTTTCTTACAACCTTTCCGGATGACACGCTTTTCAATTGGCACACGTGGGGTGTCGCCTGTTGTCCAACGATAGGCAGTACGTTCGGAAACACCCTCAAGCTCCGCAAATTGCTGAAGCGTAACTACAGGAGACGGGATTTTGATGATTGCGATTTCAGAAGCCATGTTGCATGATTCCCATTTTGACAATGTTTGCAATCAATGGCCTCTGTTTGCCAACTTCTGCCACTGATTGCCCGAATTAGCAATGATACTAATACTCAATTGAATATTAGTAAATACCCAAAGGAATAAAGTTTGATATTTGATACTCAGGTGAATAATGACGAGTTACTGGATCGAATCTGTCAAGTATATGGTTTTACTCAAAAAATCCAGTTAGCTCGCCATTTCAACATCGCAGCCAGCTCCCTACAAAATCGCTATACGCGGGGAACTATTTCTTATGATTTCGCCGTGCAATGCGCCTTAGAGACTGGCGCAAGCCTGCGATGGCTGCTGACTGGTCAAGGTTCTCAATTCGACGGCAAACCGGCACCAACGGATCCGAAAACAGTTGAATCATTCACTCTTAGTGATGGAAAGCTCGAAAAAAATTCACTATTGAGTATCGATGCTAATTTTTTTAGCAAGCAAATGTCAAAAGGTATTGCTGTTCGTGCCGATGGAAAGCTGAATTTCATAGAACAAGATGCCTCACTTTCTGATGGACTTTGGTTAGTCGAAATTGAAGGGGCTACCAGCATCAGAGAATTGACGTTATTACCCGGCAAAAAGCTACACGTCGCGGGCGGAAAAGTACCGTTTGAGTGCGGGATTGATGAAATAAAAACGATTGGTCGAGTAGTGGGTGTATACAGTGAGGTTAATTAATGACCGTCCGTAAAAATCCGGCAGGCGGTTGGATTTGTGAGCTCTATCCAAACGGGGCAAAAGGCAAACGCATTAGAAAGAAATTCGCCACCAAAGGCGAGGCGTTGGCCTTTGAGCAATACACAGTACAAAACCCGTGGCAGGAAGAAAAAGAAGACAGGCGCACATTAAAAGAATTGGTTGACGCATGGTATAGCGCTCACGGTATAACTCTGAAAGACGGCCTAAAACGACAGTTAGCAATGTACCACGCGTTTGAATGTATGGGCGAACCGCTTGCGCGCGATTTCGATGCGCAAATGTTCTCCCGCTACCGAGAAAAACGGCTCAAGGGCGAGTATGCCCGTTCAAACAGAGTGAAAGAAGTATCACCACGCACGCTTAATCTTGAGCTAGCCTACTTTCGGGCAGTGTTTAATGAGCTTAATCGCTTAGGGGAATGGAAAGGCGAAAATCCTCTTAAAAATATGCGCCCCTTCCGCACAGAAGAAATGGAAATGGCCTGGCTAACTCACGACCAGATTTCGCTACTGCTTGGAGAATGCAAACGGCATGAGCACCCTGATTTAGAAATAGTAGTAAGAATCTGTCTCGCCACTGGCGCTCGATGGTCTGAGGCCGAAAGCCTGAAAAAAAGCCAACTCGCGAAATACAAAATCACCTATACCAACACGAAAGGCAGAAAAAATCGCACCGTTCCCATCAGCAAAAAGCTTTATGACTCGCTACCTGATGATAAAAAAGGGCGGTTGTTTAGCGATTGCTATGGCGCGTTTCGGTCTGCGCTGGAAAGAACAAGCATCGAATTACCGGCAGGGCAACTTACCCACGTTTTACGCCATACCTTCGCCAGCCATTTTATGATGAATGGTGGTAATATTTTGGTATTGCAGAGGGTACTAGGCCATACAGATATAAAAATGACGATGCGGTATGCACATTTTTCGCCTGACCATTTAGAGGACGCTGTAAAATTCAACCCTTTATCAATTCAAACAGCATAAAAGGAACAATATGATGGCAATTGTAAAATCAGAACATGAATTAGCATTAGCAAGAGAACTATTAGATGACATCGAATTGTCTCGCTTAAATACGGAAACAATAATATTTAAAGCTTCGCGTCTCGCTCGCTTGTGTGGTTCTGTTGAGTTTCAAACTTGGCTAAGTTATGAAATGGGTGGTTACAACAGCGATTCTGCTTTAAGCTTAAAGTATATGAGTCTTACTGGACGCTGGACTGATAGGGAAAAAAAAGAAGGGTATTGGGCTCCTATATCTCAGCTTGAATCATCTATTGAAGCAGCAAAACTTTTATTGCAATCACATAGCACACCTAACGTAAGTGGGAATTCGAACTCTAATATTGTTTTGAGCAAATATTACACAACTGTTCAATCAATATCATATAAAATATCGAAGCGCAGCGGAATTAGAACTCGAGTAATGAGTATTTTACACAGATTTATTTCTGACATTTATTATGATAAGGAACTCGAAAATTTAGCAGAGTCCATATTCGAAACATACAAAAAAGAAGTTGACAGTCTAATATCAAACCATGCCCGGGATGTCCTTCAACAAATCCCCTCTGTCGTAAACAGACTTGCGGAGAATGAGGAAGAATCCGTAAGCCAAGCTTTGACAACAGTTAGAAGAATAATCGACAGTTTTGCAGATTCTATTTATCCACCATCAAATGGGAAGTACAAAATTGGCGATAATGAATTGTCATTAGATAGTTCAAAACATCAGAATAGATTAAATGTATTCGTACATGAAAGGGTAGAGAGTAAAAGCAGGAAGGACAAGATCAGACAAAATCTAAGCAACCTTTATACAAGGGTATCAAGCGGAGTACACTCAGATGTCACTGTTGAAGAAGCAAAATCGCTTTTTCTGAACTGCTATCTTCTATTGGGCGAAATATTGCACATCGGCCAATTGGAGAAACTTGAAATAAACGGATGACTCAATGGCGATAAAGTGGCGGTAGAAATGGCGAATAAAGGGTAATCATTGGCAAACAGCGGCAATCTATGTCAATGATAAATAAAGTAAATCCTTGATTTTCGGTTGTTCCGGTAGTAACTCATAATCGCTTGGTCGTTGGTTCAAACCCAACAGGGGCCACCAAATTTTAGATTTAAAATCATATAATTAAGCCACTCGAAAGAGTGGCTTTTTTGTTCCTGAATTTTAAAATGGCACCACAAACCGCTGAGCAGCGCGCATGGCTTAGCGTGTTGTCGCTATCCCATTAAGAGGATAAAAAGTCCGTTATAACGCAGGGAAAATTTGCGCTTACGCTAAAACAGATAGCATTCTGCCTTAGCAAAATATTGCTCAGAGCATCTCGGGCAGCCCATAACCGCCGCACTCCTGTTGACTTCTGTCTAACTACGCAACGTAGTCTTAAAATATCTTTCATTCCTGCAATGCTGGAATTCATACTACTCACGATAAATGTAACAACACAGGTCAATTTCCGAAAAATAACCATAGCCTGCGCCAGCTGATCGAAATCAACGCGTTCCTCCCCCCGCTCTTATATATAACCCGCTGACTTACAAAAAGGATGAAATGATGAAAATACGGGATATATCAATCAGTACCTGTCTGGCACTGTTATTAATGGGTTGCGTAGCTAAACCACCCATGACGACGGAAAATGAAAGAGGCCGCCGCGTTTGCTTTTAATGTCGATGCTTCGCAGGTGACAATTTCCGATACGAGGCAGCAGGATGTGAAAACCAACTTTGTGGTCACCATCGGCAAAACCAGCCATCGCTGCTATGTGACGAAGGCCGCCGAGCCGAAGCTTTACGGGCTGATCCCGCTGGGCGGCGGTAGCACCGTCTCGGATGCCATCTGCGCCGGCGCCAACCCGACGCTAGCGAGCAAAACCTGCGACGCCCTGTCGCAAAAAGCGGGCCGCTGCTGAGCCTTTGCGCAGAAGAAGGCCGCTAACTGCGCATTTAGTCACTTTTTCTGCCGTTTTACCGCGGTCGCTTAGTTCAGCGACCGCACCTGCTGATAAGAATTGAGCCGTTCCCGCAGCGAGGTGAGCCAGACATCCGGCTCCTGACGGCAGATTTCGGTGAGGATCGGCGTCAGCACCAGCTCGGCTTCATGGAAGTCGGTCCACTCCGGCGGCTCCAGTGAAAAAGGATCGTTCATCAGCCAAATCACCATCGGCGTCCAGGCGCGCGGATCCAGTTGCAGATAATCCTGACAGCGCATCATATCTCGGGTCCGCGCCTCATCGGGGACGACATCCTTTCCCACCGCGGCGCTACTCATTGCCAGTACTGTTATTCCTGCCAGCAGATGTTTCCAAACCCATTTTCGCCAGAAGGCGCGTTTTTCTTTCGCCAT